GCAGGCTGGAGACCTTTTGTAGGTTGGGTTTGTGGTTTTGGATTATTATACGCAGTATTATTAGAACCTATGCTTAGGTTTATATTCACAGTAAACGGATGGGATTCAGAGTTTCCTATTATAGACACAACCATTACAATGCAAGTACTATTTGGAATGTTAGGGTTAGCGGGATTTAGATCATTCGAAAAGAAAAACAATTTAACAAAATAACAAATAAAAAATGGGAAAGTATTTTAACTTAGAACAAGAAACAAAAGCAATCTCTAGGGATGCTAAAGCAGTAACAAATAGTGGAGCGAATTTTACAGAGGCGTTTGTACCTAGAGGCGAAGCAGCTTTATATGTAGGCGGTGCAGGGGATGTACACGTTAGAATGGCCGGGGACAATAGTGATGCAGTTGTAGTTTTTAAATCGGTTGCTGCAGGTTCGTTTTTACCTGTAGTGGTAAAAGCTGTATTAGTTGCAACAACAGCTACAGATATTTTAGCTATAAATTAATAAAATATGAATACTTTGCTTAATACCTCTTATAGGATGGCTAGAGTAAATATCCCGCCGCTTTCACTTGCCGCGAACGGGGTTACTGTTTTAGCTGGCTCAAATACTGTAGCGGGAAATGAATACGTTCTAAACGGTGTTAGCTACTTGGTTGTAGGTAGCCGTCAAGATATTATTGATGCACTCAATGCGGCTAGGAGTATGAATACTTTATGCACTACTAAGGTTACGGATTTTACAGATTGCTTTTCTTCTTTTCCTAATTTTAATCAAAACGTGTTAAATTGGGACATGAGTAATGCTGTTAATTTAACGAATATGTTTAAAACCTGCCAGCAATTTAATCAAAACATTGGTTTTTGGGATACAGGTAATGTAAATAGTTTTAGTCATACGTTTGATGGTGCTTCTGCATTTAATTCAAACATAGGTTCTTGGGACGTGAGTAGTGCTACTGATATGGAGAATATGTTTAATAATGCTGCTTCTTTTAACCAACCTGTTGAAAAATGGGATGTGAGCAATGTTACAAATATGGATTCAATGTTTGCTAGCGCTAGTATTTTTAACCAAGATTTATCAGATTGGTGTGTTACTAATTTACCAACACAGCCAACCGCCTTTGATTCGCTAGCTAGTGCTTGGACGCTACCTAGACCAGTTTGGGGAACTTGCCCATAGTAAATAACGATATATTATGACAGTAGAAGATTTAAAAATTTACAGTATTAACGGATTCACACTCGGAATATCAATGACTAGTTTAGATAACATTCTAAAAATATCATTGTTAATAGTTACCATAGGGTATACAATAAACAAATGGTATTTATTAGCTAAAGAAGATAAAGACCCTAAAAACTAAAATTCCTGTATTACAGGTAACTATAACTTAAGAAACAATTAATTAATCAAATTAAACTAAATTAAATTATGAGTAAGATTACAAAAGAACAATTAGAAACTATTGTTGCGCAAAAACAAAAATCAGATGACCTTATTATTAACCTAGGAATGCTAGAGGCTAAAAAACACGAGCTACTACATACATTTGCTCAAGTTAGCGGAGAACTAGAAGATACTAAAAAAGATTTGGAAAGCGAATACGGCAAAGTAAATATTGATTTACAAACCGGAGAATATACGGAAATGGAAGATGAGCAAGATAGTTAGAAAAATAAGTATAGGGTCAGATTATAAAAGCGATGCAATGCATTATTCCGTAGGTCAAACCGTATATGGTGGCCACGAAATAACAGCTATACTCCTTGATGAAAATGATACCTCTTATAACATCTACATAAAAAAGAATGACGAGATTATGCCATGGAAGAAATTTAATTCTAACATGGCTATATCCGTTGAATATGACTTAGAGTATTAATGAATAGTCTAGGTCAATTTATTGTTAAGCCTTTAAATGATCGGTATAATAATAAAATAAAAGTAGGTGATAAGGATCTAATTACTAATACTCAAGTAGAGGATTGGAGATCTGTTAGCAAAGAAGCTATTGTTGTTTCAGTACCTTCTGCTTTTAAAACAGATATAGAACCAGGTGATAAAGTAATACTGCATCACAATATATTTAGAAGATGGTACGACATTAGAGGTCTTGAAAGAAATGGTTCTACATTTTTTAAAGAAGATTTGTTTTTCGCAAACTCTGATCAAATATATATGTACAAAAGAAACGATACTTGGTATGCTAATATGGAATACTGTTTTGTGTCGCCTATTGTTGAAACAGACGTTTTAAAGAACCAAAAAGAAAAAGAACTTATTGGTATACTAAAATACGGTAACAAGTCCTTAAAAGACGCTAAAATACTACCTGGTGATTTAATTGGGTTTAAACCTAACTCTGAATTCGAGTTTGTTTTTGAAGACAAGCGTTTATATTGTATGAAATCAAATGATATTGTAATTAAATATGAATACAAAGGAGACGAAGAAGAGTATAATCCTAGCTGGGCACATAGCCGTTGAGGAATTAATTAAAGTAGCTAAAGAAGCTATTGTAGATTCAGAAGAAGATTTATCAGCAGATAAACTTAAAAATGCTGCTGCCACTAAAAAACTAGCTATATTCGATGCTTTTGAAATATTAGCTAGATTAGAAGAGGAAGAGGAAAGGTTAGAAGACAAACCTAAAGAAGAAAAGAAACAAGCTTTCAAAGGCTTTGCTGAAGGAAGATCTAAATAATGTACAAGCAATCTTTATATAAAATAAATACCGACCATATAAAACCGCAAATTATAAAGCGGATGAATAGGTATAAAAAATGGGAGTATGGTTATAATGCTGAGTATGATATCGTGGTTATTAGTAGGACTGGAGAGATTGGAGAAATATATGATATCCAAGATCTTAAAATCGCTTTACCAAAAGCAGCGAAAGATGTACACAAACGCTCAGATAAAAAAGATCAACAATTTTGGGAGTCTAAAGAATATCCGAAAGAATTAAGTAAGATAAAAAGTGTTTTTGATTGGGAACAATACCCTTCTGATTTTAAGGAAAAGTGGTATGATTATATTGATCAAGAATTTAATTATAGGAATGAAGGCAATTGGTTTTACAATAACGGTAAGCCAACGTATATAACAGGTACTCATTATATGTATTTGCAATGGACTAAGATTGACGTAGGTCAACCTGATTTTAGAGAGTCTAACAGATTGTTTTTTATATTTTGGGAAGCTTGTAAAGCTGATAAAAGAAGTTACGGTATGTGCTATTTAAAAAATAGACGTTCTGGATTTTCTTTTATGTCATCATCAGAAACAGTGCATCAAGCCACTATGTCAAGTGACGCTAGATTTGGTATATTATCAAAGTCTGGTAGTGATGCTAAAAAAATGTTTACAGATAAAGTTGTACCTATATCTATTAACTATCCGTTTTTCTTTAAACCTATACAAGATGGTATGGATAGGCCAAAAACAGAATTAGCTTATAGAATACCTGCTAGTAAACTTACTAGAAAAAAGCTTGATTCAAATGAGCAGCTTGAAGAGTTGGTTGGTTTAGATACTACTATTGACTGGAAGAACACGGGTGATAACAGTTATGATGGGGAAAAGCTTAGATTATTAGTTCACGATGAATCTGGTAAATGGGAAAGACCTGATAATATATTAAACAACTGGAGAGTTACAAAAACTTGTTTAAGGTTAGGTAGCAAAATAGTAGGTAAGTGTATGATGGGTTCTACGTCAAATGCTTTAGAGAAAGGTGGAAATAATTTTAAACAATTATACAACAACTCAGATGTTAAAAAACGAAACCGCAATGGACAGACTAGCTCAGGACTCTATTCTTTGTTCATACCTATGGAATGGAACTACGAAGGCTACATTGATTCTCATGGATTACCTGTATTCGATACGCCAAAACAACCAGTAATAGGGGTTGATAAAGAACTAATTGATTTAGGAGTTATAGAGCATTGGCAAAATGAAGTTGACGGTTTAAAAGAAGATCAAGATGGTTTAAACGAATACTATCGTCAGTTTCCAAGAACTACAAAGCATGCGTTTAGAGATGAAGCTAAAGAGTCTATTTTTAATCTTACTAAAATATATGAGCAAGTAGATTATAACGAAGATTTAAAAAATACAGCTGTAGTTACAACAGGTAGTTTTGCCTGGGCAAATGGAATGAAAGATACTAAAGTAGTATTTCACCCTAATAAAGATGGGAGATTTAAAGTGTCTTGGGTTCCTCAGTATAATTTGCAAAATAAAATAATAGTAAAAAACGGTATTAAGTATCCAGGTAATGATCACATGGGTGCATTTGGATGTGACAGTTACGATATATCAGGTACTGTTGATAAAAGAGGATCTAACGGTGCTTTGCACGGGTTAACTAAATTTAGTATGGAAGATGCTCCTCCAAATTGTTTTTTTCTAGAGTATATAGCACGACCTCAAACTGCTGAAATGTTTTTTGAAGACGTATTAATGGCATGTGTATTTTACGGTATGCCTTTACTTTGTGAAAATAACAAACCTAGATTACTATATCATTTTAAAAGAAGAGGTTACAGAGGGTTTAGTATGAACAGACCGGATAAAGTTTGGAACAAACTATCAGTTACCGAAAGAGAAATAGGTGGAATACCTAACTCTAGTGAGGATATAAAGCAGGCACACGCCGCAGCAATCGAATCTTATATAGAAACACACGTTGGTTACAACGGGGAAACATATGGCAATATGTATATGCAGCGAACATTAGAAGACTGGGCTAAGTTTAATATAAACAATAGAACAAAACACGATGCTTCCATTAGTTCAGGGCTAGCGATTATGGCTTGCAATAAAAATAGGTATACACCTGTAGCTGTTAGAGAAAGTAAAGCTATAAGTTTACCTTTTAAGAAATATGATAATAAAGGATTTACTTCGCAAATAATAAAATAAATGATAGAAACTAATTACAATAGCTCTTTTCCTAGTCAAACTGTTAGCGATGAAGAAAAAGCCAGTTCAGAATACGGCTTACAAGTAGCTAGAGCTATAGAACACGAATGGTTTGGAAGTTCTAGATCATCACAAAATAGGTTTTCGTCTAATTACGGAGCTTTCCACCAGCTTAGATTATATGCTAGAGGGGAACAATCAATTCAAAAATACAAAGATGAGTTATCTATAAACGGTGATTTATCTTATCTTAATTTAGATTGGAAGCCAGTACCTATTATTCCTAAGTTTGTAGATATTGTTGTAAATGGTATGTCTCAAAAAACATACGATATAAAAGCTTACGCTCAAGATCCTGAATCTAGTAAGAAAAGAACAGACTATGTTTCAGCTATTGTAGCTGATATGCGAACTAAAGAGTTCAACGAGCAAATGATGTCTAAGTTAGGAATGGATACTTACAATGTTGAAAATCCAGAAATGCTTCCTGAAAATGAAAATCAACTAGCTCTTCACATGCAACTTGACTATAAGCAAAATATAGAAATAGCTCAAGAAGAAATAATAAACAATGTTTTAGATAATAACAAATACACTTTAACTAAACGTAGATTAGACTACGATTTAACAGTTATAGGTATTGCTGCTACTAAGACTAATTTTAATAAGTCAGAAGGAATTAAAGTTGATTATGTAGATCCTGCAAATATAGTTTACTCTTATACAGAAGATCCTAACTTTGAGGATTTATACTACGTAGGTGAAGCTAAAGAAGTAACGCTAGCAGAGGTTGCAAAAGAGTTTCCATCGTTAAGCAACGAAGAATTAAAAGATATAGAAAAAATGTCAAGTTCGCGTAACTATACAAGTGGATATAGTAGCAATGACGACGAAAAAGTTTCTTTAATGTATTTTGAATACAAGACTTATATGAACCAAGTCTTTAAAATTAAAAAAACAGATCAAGGGCTTGAAAAGGCAATTGAAAAATCAGACAGTTTTAATCCACCTGAAAACGATTCATTTAAAAAAGTATTTAGAACTATAGAAGTTTTATATACAGGTGTTAAGCTTTTAGGTCACAATAAAATGTTAAAGTGGGAAATGTCAGAAAATATGACAAGACCATTTGCAGATACTACTAAAGTAGCTATGAATTATTCTATTTGTGCACCTAAAATATATAAGGGTAAAATAGAGTCTTTAGTTGGTCGTATAACAGGTTTTGCTGATATGATTCAATTAACTCATTTAAAGCTACAGCAGGTTATGTCTAGAATAGTACCAGACGGTGTATTTTTAGATATGGATGGTTTAGCTGAAGTTGATCTTGGTAACGGAACATCTTACAATCCAGCTGAGGCTTTGAATATGTACTTTCAAACAGGTAGTGTTGTTGGTAGATCTTTAACGCAAGACGGTGAAATGAACAGAGGTAAAATACCTGTGCAAGAACTATCTTCGTCATCAGGTCAAGGAAAGATTTCAGCACTTATAAACACTTATCAATATTACTTACAAATGATAAGAGATGTGACTGGTCTAAACGAAGCAAGAGACGGTAGCCAACCAGATAAGAATTCTTTAGTAGGACTTCAAAAGATGGCCGCTAACGCGTCTAATGTAGCTACTAGACATATACTACAAGCTGGTTTATATCTAACGCTTAAAACGTGTGAAAACATTTCATTAAAAATAGCAGACTTGTTAGAGTTTCCTTTAACTCGTAATTCTATGAACAACAGTGTTTCAATATACAACGCTGAAATTCTAGATGAAATAGATACTTTAAATTTGCATGACTTTGGTATTTACTTAGAACTAGAGCCAGACGAAGAAGCTCAACAGCAATTAGAGCAGAACATTCAAGTAGCATTGCAATCAGGAGGCATTAACTTAGAAGACGCTATTGATATTCGTCA